TGGATGGGATCTCTGCCAGCCCTTATCGGATGGGTTATCAGCTGATTAACCGAGTGCGTGGTCTCATCCAGCCGTATTCAAGTCCAGCATCACTGGTCGGCTAATGGCAGCAATAAGCACCCTACGTGGCACGCTGGCAACCGCCCTTACAAATAATGGCGTCTGGTCTACTTTTAGTTTTCCGCCTGAAACTTTGCTCGCAAATAGTGTTGTCGTCACCCCATCGGATCCTTACATAATTCCCAACAATAATAGTCAGACTGCTATTGCACCCCTGGCTAATTTTAAGATTTTAATGACTAAGCCAGCATTCGATAATCAAGGCGCACTAATTGGCATGGAAGATTTTATTGTGGCAGTAGTAACTAAACTAGCGGCATCGACCCTGGTTTACAACATATCAAGTGTCTCCGCTCCAGCTATAACTAACGCAGCTAGTGGAGATTTATTAACATCAGAAATAACTGTATCAATCCTAACGAGCTGGAGTTAAAATGAGTACACAATCAGAAGACTTAGCCTTCTTAATCAAGACAGGCCAGATCAAAGACGCACCAAAACCAACTGCACAAACAAAGAAAGATGAGGAATAACAATGGCAATCTATTTAAATAATAACGTTGGTGTTAAGTTGGCTACCGCTGCTGCACCTACTGTACCTTCCATCGACATCAGTTCATACGTAACTAATGCCGTGATTAACCAGATTGTAGACGAATTAGAGGTCACAAGTATGGGTGATCTTTCTCACCGATTCGTGGCGGGTTTGCAATCTGCTACATTTTCAGTGGATTTTATCAATGACTGGGCATCAGCTCAGGTAATGACAACCTTGAACGCAGCCTTTGGTCAAACCCTATCAGTATCAGTAATCACTGTTAAAGGCACTGCCGTATCAGCTACAAACCCAACTTACCAATTTTCAATCTTGGTAAATAATCTGACCCCAATCGGTCAAGGTGGCGTTGCTGAAGTTGCAACATCAAGTCTGTCCTTTACAGTAAACTCCGTAGTAACAGTGTCATCATCGGTGGCATTTTAACTAAGGAGTAACAATGGCAAAGCTAAAGATAACAAGGGCTAATGGTGAAGTATCAGAACACAAGATCACACCAGGTGTTGAGTACGCTTTCGAGTTAAAGTACGGATCAGGAATTAGCAAGGTCTTGCGTGAGCATGAGCGTCAAACAGAGATATTCTGGCTGGCTTATGAATGCTTACGCAGGGCTGGCGCACAGATACCTTTATGGGGATCAGAGTTTATAGACACTCTAGATACTGTTGAGGTGTTAGACGAAGAAAAAAAATAACTGAGCGGAATTCTATTGCTTACACTATTGCGCAATTAGCAGTAGAGACTGGAATACCGCCTAGAGAGTTTATTGATATGGATACCGAAATGTATTTAGCAATAATCCAGGTATTGACAGAAAGAGCTAAGGAGATCAAAAATGCCAGTCGTGGTAAACGGCGTTAAGCAACTCCAGAAGGCTATGCGAGAGGTTGAGCCTGAACTAAACAAACAAATGTCTAAAGATATTAAGACTGCGATGCTTATTGTCCGAGATAAAGCACGTGGTTATTTACCGCAACAAAGTGAAGTCCTAAGTGGCTGGGGTAAAGGCACTGCATCAGCCGACACAATCAAATACAGGGCATTCCCAGCCTATGATTATTCTCTAGCTAAAAGTCTTATTAAATATAACGCTGGCACAAACAATCGTAATCGATCAGGTTATAGAGCTGCATTCTACGTAGCAAACATCTCAGCACCTGGCGCAATCTTTGAAACTGCTGGCCGAAAGAATCGTAGAGGCGCATCTAATTCAGAGAGCCTTAATCCTAATGCTGGCATACAGTTTATAGAATCTGCTGAATCAATTAGCCAAATGAAAGGCGAGAACAAACAAAAAGGCCGCCTAATTTATAGAGCTTGGTTTGAAGAATCGGCCAAGGTTATTCCAGCGGTCGTATCTGCAATCAATACAGTAGCTACAGACTTCAACATAAAAACACGATTAGGCAAGGCAGCATAGTGGCCAATTTAATTGTTAGTGCAGTTAGCACGTTTGATAACAAAGGACTAAAAAAAGGCCAAAAAGAAATTGGTGCCTTTGATAAACAAGTAAACAAGTTAGGCAAAACATTTGCAGGAGTTTTTGGCGCTGCAGCAATTCTTAACTACAGTAAAAAAGCAATTAGTGCTTTTATGGCCGATGAGAAGGCTGCTAAATCTCTAGAGTTACAACTTAAAAATACTGGATATGCCTTTAGTGCACCAGCGGTAGAAGATTACATTGGAAAATTACAGAAGACTACAGGCGTGCTTGATGATGAATTACGCCCATCATTTCAAAGACTATTAACAGTTACTAAATCTATTACTCAAAGCCAAGATGCTTTAGCATTGGCATTAGATTTAAGCGCAGCTGGGTATGGATCAGTTGAACAAATTAGCGCTAGTTTAGCCAAAGCATATTCTGGTCAAACTACAGCACTAGGCAGATTAGGAACTGGATTAAGTAAAGCGACTTTAGCAACTGGCAATATGGAAAAGATTATGGCTGAATTGCAACAGAAGTTTGCAGGCCAAGCAGCAGCTAGATTAACTACTTATGCTGGCAAAATGGATTTATTAAAAGTAGCATCCGAAAATGTTAAAGAAGAAATAGGTAAAGGCATATTAGGCGCATTAGACGCTCTTAGCAAAGACACTAGCATTGAAGACACGACAGATAAAATGGAGAATTTTGGTAAGGCTACGGGCGATGCTATTACTGGCGTTGGAGTTTTAATTGCCGAACTCCAAAAAATACCTGGATCAAAAAGAGTAACCGATGTTTTATTTGGCACTAACATATTTGGTTTGTTAGGCAAACTTGCAGAAGAAGAAAACAAAAGCAAAGCAGGCACTAAAGCCAATCTAGAACCAAGAGCCGCTAGCCGTGTTTATCTACAGCAACTAAAATTAGAAAATAAGATAATTAAAGAAGGCAACAAGGCTAGAGCAGATGAACTAGCAAAGCTGAAGGCTAAATCAGAAGTAGATAAACTTAAAGATAAATTTGATTTAGAGCGCATAGGATTAACTTTGGCGCTTAACCAGGCAACCGATGAAGAAACTAAATTACGCCTAAGAGCGCAATTAGCAATCTTAGATAATAACGAAGCGATGGCCAAGAAATTAAACATAGACCTAGATGCAGCAGCTAAAGCAAAGGCACTAGCCGATGCAATGGCTAAAGCAGCATTAGCAGCTGAATCATTTTCTAAATTCGCTATGGGTGCAGTCCAGCGTGGCGAGTATGCAGATGCCTATAAGAATATAAGTAACGTGCCTACACAGAGTGCTGGAGGCGCTATGCAATTACCAAGCGCTGCAACTTTCGCTATGGGCGGTGTATCACGTGGTGAGTACGCACCAGTAACTGTAAACGTGGCTGGATCAGTTTTAACCGAGCAAGATTTGACTAACACAATCAATGAAACTTTATTGAGAATCAATAAAATGGGCCGTGGTACTACACCTGCAGGCGGTCTATCTGGCGGCACCTAATGGCTGTACCAACAATCAATGCTGTAATTAACTTCTCAACTGGGCCAAGTTTTGCTCAGGCGATGATATTAGGCACAGGTATATTAGATGTAAACATATTAGGAGATTCTGCATCCTTTATTGTTGATGTGTCAGATCAGATTAACTACATACAAACTAGCCGAGGCCGTAATGCTTTAGTAGATCAATTCCAAACAGGCCAATTAACTTTACGCATAGTAGATCAAAACGGAGATTTCAACCCAACTAACCCTTCAGGGCCATATTATGAATTGCTGACACCAATGAAGAAAGTACAAATATCAGCTACTTATGGTGCTACAACTTATTCTTTATTTTCTGGCTTTATTACTAGTTACGTAAACACTCAGCCTAAAGATGCTACAGAAGTTGCCTATACAACTATACAAGCTGTAGATGCATTTAGACTTGCCCAGAATGCACAGATTTCAACTGTAACAGGCGCTAGTGCTGGCAACCTATCAGGCACAAGAATCAACCAGATATTAGATCAGATTGACTGGCCAGCAACCATGCGTGATGTTGATGCTGGACTTACTACATTACAGGCAGATCCTGGCACACCACGTACTTCTCTAGGTGCTATGCAGACTGTGGCCGACAGTGAATATGGCGCACTATATGTAAACACTGATGGAGAGTTTGTATTTCAAGATAGATCAGTAACTGCAACATCAATCGGTGGCACAGTAACTACCTTTAATGACAATGGTACAGGTATTGCTTACGCCAATGCTATGTGGAAACTAGACGACAACTTAATCTTCAATTCAGCTCAGGTAAGCCGTGCAGGTGGATCACCACAGACAGCAATTAACCAGGCATCTATTGACAAATATTTTATTCACTCATATAACCTACAAGACCTGCTAATGCAGACCGATGCTGTAGCTCTAGATTATGCCCAGGCTTATGTCGCTAGCCGTGCTGAGACACAGGTTAGATGCGATGGCATCGAACTAGACTTATACACATCTAATTACAACTCAGGCATTATTGCAGCCTTAGAGTTGGACTTCTTTGACCCGATCAGAATTGTTACTACCCAGCCAGGCGGATCTACCTTAGATAACACCTTGCAGATATTTGGCGTGGCTACAACAATCACACCCAACAGCTTTAGGGTCTTCTTTACGACCCTTGAACCAGTCATCGATGCACTGATTCTAAATAACAATATATACGGCACTTTAGACTATAATGTGCTCAGTTACTAAGGAGAAATAATGGCCGCTGGATTAGGATTTAAAGACTTTGTTACAGGCGAGGTATTAACCGCTGCCGATGTTGATGGCTACTTGATGCAAGGTGTATGGGTGTTTGCCAGTGCCGCTGCCAGAGATGCAGCTGTAACATCACCGCAAGAAGGTAATTTTGCATATCTTAAAGATACAAACGTAACCACTTATTACACAGGCAGTGCTTGGGCAAACCTTGATACAACAGGTATGACAAACCCAATGACAACTACTGGCGACACTATTTATTCTTCAAGCGGATCAACACCAGCTAGATTAGGTATTGGAACTACTGGTCAAGTATTGACTGTTGCAGCGGGCGTGCCATCTTGGGCAACTCCTTCTGCTGGTGGTGGCGGTAAAGTTTTGCAAGTAGTTTATGCAACCTATGGAACACAAGTTAATAGCACTTCATCAACTTATGCAGACACTAATTTGACTGCAACAATTACGCCATCAAGTGCAACATCAAAAGTTTTAGTAATAGTTCATCAAAATGGTTGCGAAAAACGAGCAAGTAATACATCAATGAGATTAAAATTACTCAGAAGTTCAACAGATATTTCACAGATGGCTTCTTTGGGTGGATATACCGCTGACACATCTGATTTAAATTATGGTTCGGTTTCTACTTGCGTTTTAGATACACCAGCCACAACATCAGCAACAACATACAAAACTCAATTTGCGTCTGAAACAAACACAAGTAGAGTGTCTGTTCAACATGGCGATAGTGGTCAAGGTGGCGCAGTTTCAACAATTACTCTAATGGAAATAGGTGCATAATATGGCAATTGGTGCAGATGTATTAGATATGCTAATTCCAACTGGCGGGTGGGTAATTTATGGTGATGATTTTGATAGCATTATTTACAATGATGGAGTCAAGCCAATAACTAAAAAACAATTTGAAGATGGCTTTGCACAGTATGATGCTTGGAAAGCTGAGCAAGATGCAGCAAAGGCAGCAACTAAGGCAGCGGCACAATCTAAACTTGCAGCACTTGGATTAACTGTTGAGGATTTGACAGCTCTAGGTTTGTAATGCAACCCAAACTATGTGCAGCTGGTGTGCAGTTAAGAGATCAAGTTGATACGTGGTTTCCAGATAGGCGTACTGCCAGCGATGGGTGGGTGGGCGATAGCCGTCATGCCTCCAGCAAATCCTCAGATCATAATCCAGACAAGTTTGGGTGGGTTAGAGCAATTGATATTGATTCTTGGTTGGAGTCATCCTACAGCCTCGCACCTTATCTGGCTGACCAAATCAGAATCGCAGCCAAATCGGATCCACGCATATCATACGTCATCTATAACGGGCGAATATGCTCGAAGATATTAAATTGGCGTTGGCGAAAATATAAAGGCATAAATCAGCACAAAAAACATTTGCACTGTAGTTTTACAAAGGCTGGCGATCTTGATGGATCTCCGTTTGATATACCACTAATAGGGGGCAAGATATGAAGATAAGCAAGAAGCAACAGGCAGTGCTAAAATCATACGCACGTGGCGTATTGGTTTCATTCTTAACATTCTTAGCAAGTAATGAACTGGGATTAGATCCTGTCGTAGCTGTGGTTATCTCAGCGCTCGCAGGTCCAGCAGTCAGGGCTTTAGATAAATCCGATAGTGCTTATGGCCTCGGTGCCGATGAAGCATGACACCTACAGAGTGGGCTGGCTTTGGCGCTGGCGTTTGCGCCGTGCTAACAGGCGGGCTAGTCGGACTACGTTTCTTAGTTAAAGGCTGGCTAAATGAACTCAGGCCCAACGGGGGCTCCAGTATGAAGGATCAATTAACAAGACTAGAACAGCGTGTTGATGATCTATTTATTCTAATTAGTAAGCGATAATTTTAGTATGGCTACCGTTCGCAAGCGTAAGAAGATAAGCAGACGCAGAGTGCGTAAGTCGCCCGACCCATTAAGCAAGCTAGAAGTTTTCTACATTGCCAAACACGAGATGTTTAAAGCAGCACGTAAGGCGGGTTTCTCCGAGTCCGTTGCGCTGTATCTCATGGATAGCCCTGAATCAATGCCTGACTGGATCGTAGGCGACAAGGGAATTATC